CGAAACGCTGTTCGCCACCGCGGCGCCGAACAAAACGCGGTCGAGGTTGTTGGTCAGCCACGTATCCATCTGCGCATTGGTAGCGGCAGCCAGCGTCACCGCCACGTCGGCGTCTGCGGTGATGTTGCCAAGTGCCGAGATGATATCGGAGCGCAGCTTGCCCATCGCCCAATCCATTAGGCCGTCGCGCCCGGCCTGCATCAGATCGATGATGCTTTTCTGCTCGTCCCAGTCATTCACCGCGATGGCGTGGCGGATGACATCGACGGCGACTTTCAAGGATCGCGCGTTAACGACTTCTTCCTGGCCCTCCAGCGTGGTCGAGCCGGTGACGCCGGCACCGGCCAGGCGGCGGACGGTGGCGAAGGTGACGCTATCGCCGGCCTTCCTGGTCAAGTCATCCTTGAGTTGGATGATGCTCGACATGGACGTGCCCATGTAGCGAGTGAATTGATTCGACCGAATGTACTCGGCGAAAAACTGGTCGTCCCAAAGTTGCGGCGTCAACCCGGGGCGTGCCGGGGTTGTCACCATGTCAGCAGTCGCGGTCATGGATTTGGCCTCCTGGCCATTGTTGATCGGTGTGGGGGGATTTGTTTGGTCACGCCCGATCGAATGGCTCGGCGGCAGCCGTCAGCGCCCGTTAACCCTCGGCGGCAGGTGAGCGCCCGATTAGACCCCGGCGGCGGGCTTGGGCACGGCTTAGGCTTCGTCTATCGCCGCAAGATCTCCACGAGCGGCGTCGGCCCGGTAAACGCCGGCGCGCTGCGTCCTGCGACGCTGCGCGCGCTGGCAAGGCTCGGCTGCATCCCAGCCGCCGGCGAGGTGCGCGGCGCGGGTTGCGCAGCGGCGGCCTCCGCCTCCCATTTGGCGCGCTCTTCAGCGACCAGGCGGGCACGGAACGCGGCCGGGTCGTCGCCGATCTCGCGCTGCGTCCGCATGATCTCGACATGCTTCGCCGCCCATTCGAATGGGTGCGGCTGGCTGTAGAGCTTCTGGAACAGCGACGGGTCGGTCTGTGCGGCCTGTTTGAACTCGGCAATCAGCGCATCGACCTTCTCGGCGCCGAGTTCCTTCCGTATCAACATCTCGGATACGTTGAGGCGCTCGTTTAGCATCGCGCCGCGCACGCGCTCCACGAAGCCTTGTGGGTCTACGCTCGGGTCGATCGGCTGCGGCGGTTGCTGCGGTGCTGGCGGAGCGGCGGCGGTGCGTTTGGCTTCCTCCAGTTGGCGTTGCAGCTCACTTAGTCTGGTCTGGGCCTCGACCGCCTTCGCCTTCCAGTCGTGCCGTTCATGCCGCACTGCCTCATAAACGCGGCGCGGTATTACCGCCTCGCCTTCGGTCGGCTCCGGCGGCTCAGCGTCCTCAGGCTCCGCTTTTACTTCCGGCGCCGGCTTGGCGGCGATGTCGGCCTTCGGCTCCGGCTCCGGCTTGGTGGCTTGCGGCGCCTCGACCGGCACGGCCTCGGGTTCCGCGTCCCGCTTGAGGAACGCGGCGATTTCGTTTTCAGCCATGTATTACTGTCCTACGGTTGCGGATCATCCCGCCGCAGTTCGGGCACTTCTTGCCGGCCTCGCGCGGGCCGCCGCAGGCACTGCATTTCATGCGTTGGTTCCCTTCGGCTCCGGCGGCGCCATGATGTTCTGATGGATTTGGTGGGTGGCCGCGATCGTGTTCACCGCGCGGTGCGGCTCGTGCGCAGCCTTCGCCTCGTCCACCGCCGCCTTGGCGTGTTTGGCGCGCAGATCGGCCAGCGCGTGCGCCGCCGCCATCTGCATCACCTTGGGATCGATCTCGCCGGCATTGATCGCATCGAGCAGCGGCTGGCCGTAGCGTGCCACCGCGCCGCGGTTCAGCACGTATTCGCCCGCCTTCGCGGTGATGTAGCCGTCGTCGGGGCCGGACGGATCGCCGCCGCTCATCGGCGTGATCGGGCCGCCAGCGGCGTGCGATATTGTTGGGTTGTCGAGGTAGTGCGGCGGATTGAAGTTGTATCCGCCCTGCGGTGGCTGCGTCGCTCCATCCCGCCAATAATTATCGCGGGTTTCGCCCTGATATTCGCGGGCGTTCGGTTCGACCAAGGCCGGATCGTAGCCCAACTGATTTGGCGGCAGGTGGGAATCAAATCCCGTGTATTGCTCGTGGTGCAGCGGGGAACTCCAGTCGGCCGCCTGATCGCGCAGCGTCCGCGTCACCAACCCACCCGATGCATGCGGCACCATCGAGGCCGGCCCGACCGTGCCCGGCGCGCTCGGCGCATCCGGCGGGGCCTGATACGGCTGCCCATACGGCGGTGCGCTGAACTCGGCGTGCATGTCGTGCAACCCATGCACGGCGCTGATATTGCGTTCCTTGGCGAGCGCCGCATCGGCCGCGCCCTTGGCCTGCAGCGCCTGCACCGTGGCAACCGCGTGCGCCTGCTGCAACGGCGCCTGCTGCTGCTCCTTGGCCTGCTGCGCCTCCATGTGTTGCTTCATGCGCGACAGCAGGTCCTCCTTGTTGCGCAGCGACGACGCGGCAATCAGCACGTCGCCCGGTATCAGCCCCGGCTGCATGCCGGCGAGTTGCACCAAGGTCTGGAAGTTCTCGGCTTCCATCGTCGGCAGGTTGCTGCCTTCCTCGATGCTGATATCCACGTCCAAGTCGGTGATGTCGTTCTCGACCCGGATCACCTGTTGCAAGCGCGGGTCGCCCGGCTGCAATGGCGGCATCATGCGCTGCATCACCGCAGCGCGCTTCTCCTCCGGCATCTCGGCGAGTTCGTCCTGCAACGTAATCGCGCGGTTGATCCCGACCCACCTGGTATCATTCAATTGGTCGGTCACCCGCACCCACTTGCCGGCCCGCCAGTGCTCGCGCGCCGCCATCCACGCCATTTCATAAACGCGCCGGCTGAACATACGCAGGCTGTCCGCCAGCGGCTCGTTCTGCACCGCGCCGCCGGCCTGCTGCGCCAGGATCGCACGTCCGCTCAACTCCCGCGGATCGGTGCCCGACATCGCCGCGTTCGGCCCGGACAACTGCATCTCGGACGTTGCGTGCTGGAGCAACTGAAACTGCCCGGTAGCCAGGTCACCGCCGGGCAGGATCTCAAACTTCATGCCGGGCGTGACCTCGATATAGCCGTCCGGCCGCGCCACCTGGCGCCGCGCGTGATCCACATCATCGACCGCGGCTTTCTCCGCCACCACCTGATGCACGCTCAACAGATGCAGCGCCTTGCTGCGCCGCTTGTTGATCTCGTCCTGCAGCGAAATCCAGTTGCGCACCGCGCCGTAGCGCCAGTTGTCGGCGTTGATATACGCGCTCTGCATCAACAGCGAGCACGCCGACTGTCCGCGCCGATCCTTGAATTTGGATCGCTGCGGCTCGCTAAGAATGCCGGCCTTGGTGTAGTGCGCGCTCCACCATTCGCCCTTTTCGGTCCAATGGCACTGCGCCACCCGCACCCGCTCGCGTCTGTTGTCGCTCCACACCGCGAGCGCCGGGCGATCGTCGTAGCTGCCGCCGGTCGGGCTGAACGCATCGCCGATCACCGCCGCGGCGTCGGGATACATCTCCTCGCACTGGTCGCGATCCATCCACACCACGAGACCGCGATACCGTGCATCGGCGAAGTCGATGGCGCGCGAGTGCGGGTCCCACCACAGCCGCTCCCACGAGACGTGCGCGAGCGTGATGTCGGCGCCGCCCTTGCCGTCATCCTCAAGCCCCACCTCGACCGCGCCCACGCCCTCGATCAGCATGTTGGCGAACACCGCCGAGCGGATAACCGGATAGTTGTTGTCGTCGTCGATATACCGCAGCGCCTGGGTTGCCGCCTCGGCGCGATCCTCCTCGGTCGGTGTGCGGGGAAACGCTTTCGGATCGGTGCGCGCCTTGCGCTCCAATCCGCACAATAACTGAATCTTGTCGGCGATCTTGTTGATGGTGATCGGTGGCTGGCCGCGCAGCCGCAATGCCTCCCGTTCGGCGCTGGTCCACTGCTCGCCGTCGAAGTAGGCGCGGTCACGCTCCGACAGCGCGCGCGCGTCGTAGGACGATCTCTCCGCCTCCTCG